CACACCTGGAACAAGGTGAGACAGCACCTTTTGCGGGCACCTTGTTTAACCCACCAGCCACAGCAGAATTAATTACGGCGCACCAATATTCTTTAACCGAATGTGATTTGTTGGTAGAATATGAAGTAGCGAAAGCGCGTTCCGAAATGCAATTGCAATTATCGACGCTTCAAATAAGTCACGACTCTTTGAACGAAAAACACACGCTTTTGATGGATATCAAGAATGATGAAATTAATACCTATAGAGAGATGTCGCTTAAGCAACCAAATAAAAATAATCATTGGTGGCTAGCAGGAGGTGCCGTTGCAGGCATCGGGCTTTCTCTGGGGGTGTTTTATGCCGCAGCAAATATTGTACAATGACAAAATCCAAGCAAGATCCAGATTACATTATAAAAGTTGAAAAAGCAATTGCCGAAAAATATGGTGTAGAGACTGTACAACATCCAGCAAAAGACTGGACACCGGAAAAAGAACGAGAATACATGGATCAACTTAAGCGATTAAATGAAAAAAACAACAAAATATCTGAAAAAGCGGAAAAAGTAGAAGTTCAGGGAGTTTTAATATCAAAAAAACTACTTAATAAAGATAGCAATAGAGTTTGTTCTATATGCGATATTTATTCTTTCAACACTAAGGATGATATTTATATGAATAAACATGATTGTTGTTATCAATGCTACATTCGGTGGATTGATGGCAGGGAAGAGCGCTGGGCATCCGGTTGGCGTCCCAACAAAGGAGAAAACAAATAAATGGCAACAGTTTTAGATATCGTAAGGGGAATTTCACAAGCCGCCGCAAATGCGTATGATGGCGCTCACGATAAAAAATATTCTCTTGACGGCGAGGAAAGAAAGATTGGATTAAAAAGAGAAGAGGGGGACGCAATTGTAGACTCCCGCGTCGTTGATGGATTTGGCATACGATTCCATGGCAACCTTTTATGCATTAGTTATCAGAGTGATATCAAATTAAAAGATGTTTATGCAGGAGATATCGAAGCAGAAGTTGAAGATATGATTCAGAATGTCGCCAATTTTCTCAAAAAAGAATATAAGAAAGTTACAGGAGATTCTCTTTCATTAACCCCAGCAACCGAAGTAGATGTATTAGTTCAGAACACTTCAAAAGTTCGCGTATTTGTTACGGGTCAGCGACATTATAAAATTGGCAATCTCGATGGTATACTGCCAGTTGCTGAGCCTTCCGAAGATAGGTTGGACAAATCCATTCGTGATTTTCTTTCCTTGGGCAAAAATAAATAAAACAATGATTAAATGTCGTTTGAACTTACAAAAAATGAAATTTTAAAAGAGATCTTAAAGAGCGGCAAAGACCCGGTTTATTTTATTGACAATTATGCAAGAATTGCCCACCCCCTGGAAGGTCTAATACCGTTTAAGTTATACCCTTTCCAGAAAGAGTTATTACGGGATTTTAATGATCACCGATTCAATGTAATATTGAAAGCAAGACAGTTGGGAATATCCACCACTACTGCTGCGTATATTGCGTGGATGATGATGTTCCATAGGAATAAAAACATCCTTGTCATTGCAACCAAGTTTCAAACAGCAGGAAACCTTGTTAAAAAAGTCAAACATATAATTAAAAACCTGCCGCCTTGGATGCAGATAGCAAATATAACAATTGATAACAGAGCGTCATTCGTTCTTTCTAATGGCTCTGAAATTAAAGCCTCATCCACATCTTCTGATGCCGGTCGTTCAGAAGCGTTATCACTACTTGTGGTTGATGAGGCGGCTCACGTTGAAGGGCTCGATGAACTGTGGACAGGGCTATACCCCACACTATCAACAGGTGGGCGTTGCATAGCCTTGTCTACTCCTAATGGTGTGGGAAATTGGTTTCACCAAACATATATCGATTCAGAACAGAGTCAAAACGATTTTGTTCCAACCAAGTTATTATGGGATGTGCATCCCGATAGGGATCGAGAATGGTTCGAGAAAGAAACCAAGAACATGTCCCAGCGGCAAATTGCACAAGAATTAGAATGTAATTTTAATATGTCAGGTGAGACGGTTGTTCATCCCGAAGATTTGGACTGGCTGGAAACAATGGTTAAAGAACCTCAATATAGAACCGGGTTTGATAGAAATTTTTGGATTTGGGAAAAGGCACAAGATGGTTGCAGCTACCTGTTGTCGGCTGACGTGGCGAGAGGGGATGGCAAAGATAATTCTACACTTCACATTATAAAGCTGGAAACAATGGAGATTGTTGCCGAGTATCAAGGCAAGCCCACTCTAGATGTCTACGCTGATATGGTTAATAGCATAGGGCATGAATATAATAATGCGATGATTGTTGTTGAAAATAATTCTGTTGGTATTGCAATATTAACAAAGTTGCAAGAACTACAGTATAATAATATATACTTTTCCATTAAGTCTACTCATGAATATGTTGAGCAATTGATGGGTGAAAATATGTCCAATGCTGTCGCTGGCTTTTCGACCACATCGAAAACGCGCCCTTTGATTATTGCAAAAATGGAAGAATTCATTAGAAATAAACTAATTACCATATATTCTTCTAGGACATTGAATGAGTTAAAAACCTTTATTTGGAACAATGGTCGTCCCGAGGCTATGAGAAGTTATAATGATGACTTAACTATGGCTCTTGCGATTGGCTGTTGGGTACGAGATACGGCTTTTGAAGCAGGCAAATTGGATCAAGAATATAGAAAGGCATTTGTCAATTCTATGTTTGTTACATCAACAAAAATAAACAATCAAATTAAAGGACAAGAAGGCTATCGAAATGATATGGATCTTAAAGGCAAAGAACAGCAGGCAAAAGATATGATCCAAGAATTTGGCTGGCTATATAAGAGATAAAACAAATGGCAAAAAACAATAATAATCCAAAAAATAACCAGTCTGCTCTTTTTAGGCAATTAACGCGGCTGCTTTCTGGTCCATTAGTTAACTACCGTACACAGACAAGCAGAAAGCTTCGTCGGGTACAGCTAGATAAGTTTAAATTCCAATCAGCCGGTGGATTAAACTTTAAGAAATCCTCATATAATCCTTTTGAGCAATTAAGCACAGCTATTATGGCTAACCAGCTTCGCGCCGAAAGGTATCAAGATTTTGAACAAATGGAGTATACTCCCGAGATTGCTTCTGGGCTTGACATTTACGCAGACGAAATGACAACTTCTTCAGAGCTTCAACCGCTTTTAGGTATTAAGTGTCATAACGAAGAAATTAAAGCCGTGCTCCATGAACTATATCATACTGTTTTAAATATTGATTTTAATCTTTTTGGTTGGTCGCGTACCATGTGTAAATATGGCGATTTTTTTCTGTATTTAGATATCGATGAGAAACTTGGAGTTCAATCTATTGTTGGTCTACCAACACACGAGATTGAGCGCCTGGAAGGAGAAGACAAAGATAATCCAAAATATGTTCAGTTCCAATGGAACTCGGGTGGTTTAACTTTTGAAAATTGGCAGATTGCACATTTTAGAATTTTGGGCAATGATAAATATGCCCCTTATGGAACATCAATTCTTGAACCGGCACGTAGAATTTTCCGTCAATTAATTCTTCTTGAAGACGCAATGATGGCGTATCGAATTGTTCGCTCTCCTGAACGTCGTGTGTTTTATATTGATGTTGGTAATGTCGCGCCCAACGATGTTGAACAGTATATGCAAAGAGTTATGACGCAAATGAAGCGAAATCAAGTTGTTGATGCCAGCACAGGTCGTGTCGATTTGCGCTATAATCCAATGAGCACCGAAGAAGATTATTTTATCCCTGTCCGTGGTGGCGTCTCTTCTAAGGTAGAAAGCTTACCAGGAGGTACCTATACCGGTGACATCGATGATGTTAAGTATTTGAGAGATAAACTATTTTCTGCTCTTAAAATTCCTGCTTCATATTTGTCGCGAGCCGAAGGAGCAGAGGAAGATAAAACAACACTCGCTCAAAAAGATATTCGGTTTGCCAGGACAATTCAGAGACTACAGAGGGCGATTCTTACAGAGCTAGAGAAGATTGGTATTATTCATCTTTATACGCTTGGATATAAGGGTGCCGATCTTATCAGTTTCAAATTATCATTAAGCAACCCGTCTAAGATTGCAGAGCTTCAAGAGCTTGAGCACTGGAAGACAAAGTTTGATATTGCTGCATCTGCGACTGAAGGATTCTTCAGTCGGCGCTGGGTTGCCGATCATATCTTCAATCTATCAGAAGAAGAATTTATACGAAATCAGCGAGAAATGTTTTTTGATAGACGACTTGATGCCGAACTTGAACAGGTCGCTGCCGCCATGGAAGGTGCTGCCGGTGGTCTTGGTGGAGATGTCGGCGGGGGACTCGGTGGCGGACTCGGTGGAGATCTCGGTGGAGAAGAAGATCTCCTTGGCGGTGATTTGGGTGGCGACGAAGATCTTGGTGGCGAAGAAGAAGGTGGTGAAGAAGAAGACACCCTTCTGGCAGCACCCGGCAAACGAGACGACCAAAGACGCAAAGGAAAGAGTGGACCCAGGAAGCGACATACTAGCAGCAAGGCTCGGGGAGTTGAGATTAACACCCCCAGAACAAATAATCCTGGTGCCGTAGGTTACGAAACCTTGCATCACCTCTCGTCTATCGGGGATGAGTTCAGAAAAGGTGGATTATACCAAGAACAACAGAACGATGATGACAATTTAGAAGAAAGGCAATTATTTGAGGTCAAACACGAAATAAAGAAACTAATTACAGAACTAGATAATAGCGGATTAGGGGATACTAATGACGAGAAGAAAACACAATAAAAAAAGAAATACTGCTTTTCTATATGAAGCGCTTATAAGAGAGATGACTAAAGCAGTTGTATCGCAAGATAACACAACCAAGCAAGCCGTCGTTCATATAATAAAAGAATTTTTTGCCCCTCATTCTGTACTATCTAAAGAACTTGCATTATATCAAACATTGTCTGATGCCGATAGCCTAGATCCAGTCACCGCAGAAAAGTTAGTTTACCAAGTTCGGGAAGCGCATTCATCATTAAATAAGAAAGAAGTTTATCGTGCTCAAAGCCAATTAATTAAAAAAATAAACACACAATTATCCACATCCGTATATAATAATTTTGTACCAAATTATAAAAGCATGGCTACAGTATCACAAC